ATGCTTTCAACAGGGCCTGGTACCACATGCGCTGCATCTCATCCGCATAGTGCCACATGCCGTCATCGCCCACGTCCATCAGAGCGCGGGCTTCCATGTGCGACGGATCCGCGGCACCGGTAAATGCGGCCTTGACCTTTTCAGCCAGCTTGGAAACGAAGTCAGTCATCTTTTGGAAGAGACTCTGATCCTGTTTAGCCAGGCGTTCCAGTTGTTCCGGATTCTGCAGCATCATTTCACAGCCGTCAGCGATAACCTCAGCAATGGCGCCTTCACGCGTTACGGGAGCACCGGCGCGCTCGCGCTTGGTCATCATGTTTTCTACCAGCGAGTCAAAATTTATGCCGCGCCGGCGGTACTCTCCGATCATAAAGTCCCGGAGAACTGCATACTCGTTGCCTGTGCTGTTTTCAATGAAGTGAGTAAGTTCATGGGCGGCCGTCTTGAGCATAGCGAACTGAGGTACCGAAATGGGAGCCTCTCCGCGTTTCTGACGTTCCTGGTTCAGGCGCTCATAGCCTTCCATGGTGTAGTTACGTCCGGAGTTTACATCCAGGAAAATGGTGCCGGTAGCCTGATCATACCAACCGTTGCGGCCGTCCAGCTTCCCGTTTTCGTCGGCCTTTGACTGGAAAATGGTGAAGTTCACGCCGATGGCGTTGGACAGTTTTTTCAGCACGTCCACGCCGGCCTGCTGGTTAGCGTCCAGGGTATCCATGCTCACGGAGGAATCCACCGTAAACGTGCCCCTGGTCCGGTTCCCGGCCTTTGCTACGTTCGCCAGACGTGCCTGCTCATATGCCTGTGCGGCCTGTCTGCCGGCCGCCTGTGCTGCGTCAATGGTCTGCTGATCGAGGATGACTCCGGTGGCAGAGTTCATATTCCGGCCATAGTAGCCAGCATTGAAAGCATCTGTGTATCCGGTCACGTAGGTGGTCACATCGCCGCCATTGTAGGCGTTCAGCATGCCGTTGAGTTCATCAGTGGTCAGGCCGCTGTCCCGGTTCTGCGCCATCTGCACGATAGTGGCCACGGCGTCATCATCAAAGGTATCCACGGCATCAGCATCCACCTGGATGGTACGGCCGTCCTCGGTTTCCAGAGTCAGTGTGATCCCAGGTTTCTCAGTGGCACCCTCCACCTCAGGCAGCGCTTCCACGTCCTCGGTGGTTTCCGTGGCAGGCTCCTCGGTGGTTTCTGTGGTGGGTTCCGCTTCATCAGTGGTTACCTGATTCTCCTCGGCCAGCTGATCCGGATCCAGGCTGCGCGCGCCGCCCTGTTTCTGTTCCTCGGTAGGCTTGGGCATATCTGGCATCTGATTGCCATTGCCATTATCCGTGCCCTCTGCGGCCTGTTCCGGAGTGATGCTCCGTGCCCGGTTCTGGCTGGCTGTATCGGAGATCCCGATCACGCGGCCTCTGGTTTCCGTGCCATCCTCATTGGTGACCGTGGCCATGCGCTGGCCGTTGTTCACGCCGGTGCTTTTCCCGGAATCCATGACGGCCTGCCCTGCGTCCAGAGCACTGTTGACCGTGGCATTATTGGTCACCATGCTGTCACCGGAAAGCATGGCATTGACTGTGGTCTGGGCGTTGGTTGCCCATGTCAGCTCGCGAAGTGCGCCCTCCATCTGTCCGGGCAGACTGGTTTCCTTACTGCCCGCCAGAATGGCCTGATATCCGGTGCGGATCGTGTCCAGGACTTTCTGTCCGGCCTCGCTCAGGCCGTTCAGATTTGCCCGGAATCCGGATGTAATCGCGTCAGCGATGAGTTTCTGATCCTTTTTCTCCAGGCCATTAGACTGCGCCATGGACTCCACGGCACTAGGCACAAGAGTTTCCTGGACTTCCTGTATGCGATCAGACAGCCTCTCCTGCACCTGGAAAGCCTCCATGCCAAGCCGCCTGTTCCCGGTCTTCGTGGATTTGAAAATCTCCGCGGACTGCTGCATGCCAAGGCCTTCCGCAATGGTGGCCATGGCATTCCGCGAGGAATCGGAGGAAACAGTCTTTCCGACTGTGCGCTGCTTGCCGGAAATGCTCAGGTTCTGTGCTCCGGCCATGAGCCCGCCAGACAAAGCACCTTCAAGAGTAGCCTCCACGCCCTCCATGACGGTCTGTCTGGTTACGTTTCCGCGAGCCTCGTCTACTTTGATTGGTGTTCCATCCTGATGCTGGCCAAACATCAGCTGCTCGCCGATAGCCTTGTCACGGTTTGTGCGGCGTCCCAGTGCTCCTCTGAGCTTGTCGATAAATGTATCGTTGAGGGCTCCCATTCCTTCCTCGGAACCTTCAAAGAATGCATCCTCGGCAAGCCTGCGTAAGGCTCCCTTACTCATATTGGGGTTAACAAGGCGCTGAGCACTTCCTGTTTCTGTGATCCATTCGTTGAGGGCGTCAGCAAGACCATCAAAGAAAGCGTCCGTTACAGGCACATGATCTTCAAGCGCCTGCGCGAAGGTGCTCCCGCCAGCAGATGATGACATAAGGAACTGTGCGACCGCTTCACCTGCTGTGCCGCCCCCGACAAACTTGCCTACAGTGCCGGCAGTACCGGAGTCCACTGCGCTTGTGGCAACATCAAAAGCAATCGATCCCATTGGCTTGTTAAATCCAGGGAGTGTGGTGCTCCATATTTCACCAGCACGCTGAGACTGTGCTGTGTCACTGGCTGTAGACAAGCGCATAGGCTGATAGTAATGGCTGTTTGGATCCAGGCCCTGGCCGCCGAGCAGAGCACTGCCCATGGCAATGGGCGTGGCAAGAGCGGAGGCGAGCTTTTCACCACGGGCTGTTCCCCATGACAGGGCCGCCTCTAGCGGGCCCTCAGTAGCGAACCTGCGGCGGTTCTCCTCAAGGGCACCCATATACCTTGCATTCAGCTTTGGCCGGAGCTGCTCAAGGACTGCCAGTGCGGCCTCACGTCCGCGCGTTTTGTAGGTATAGTTGAAGTCTGCCAGTTCACTTGGAGCAAGGCCTGCGAAAATAACCGCATCATTTTCAAGCTCGGTATTGCCGGCTATTTTATCCCGATAATCGATATCATTGGCATAAGCATAGGCCAGATCGGCAGTATCCGCGTCCCACTTCCCGCCCATATTCCTCAGCCGGCGTAATCCTTGAGTAAAGAAGTTGTACTCCGGAAGATGCGCAATTGACTCATCATACCGGGAGTTGGCTTCGTATTCCTGATCAATCTTATCCTTGCGGTAGTTGCGCCAGTCCACATCCTCATAATCGATGGTCTGATCGCCGAAGTATTCCCGGGCCCAGGCCAGCTCCTGCTCCTGGGTAGGTGTCAGCTGGCGGTCCATGAGGCCCTGGTAGGAGTCCCTGTATTCCCGCTCAGTGTTGATACCGCTCAGGAGATCATCATAGGCCTTTTCATACTGGGAGAGCTTGTCTCCATAATCCATGGTCAGATAGGCAAAAGGATTCCCATTTTTCCAGTCCCAGCCCTCGGGGACTTCCAGCCCATGGTTGTGCAGCGCTTCTTCGGTTGCACGGCGAACAGCGTCTGGTTCATCCATCTGCTGTGTATACTTCATAAGGAGATCGTTGTACTCAGCCTGGGCATCATTGATGTGCTCGATCTCTTTATGCGTCCAGTCCTTGTACTCCCGCAGCCTGGTCTGCGCTGATTCCATGTCTTCATCGGACATAAGCTCAGGATCCCAGGTGCCCGCATAACCGCCGGCATCACGGATCTTCCGCGCCGCTTCTACGCTGTTGCCGTACCACCGCAGCTGTTCATCAGTTGAGAGGCCGCGCGGCATGGCATCGTCGTTGATATCCACGCGCAGGGGATTGTCAGTACCCTTCCCGGACGTGTCCAGGTTCTGGATCCAGTCAGGCAGTACGCTGTCCTTATACATGTCAAGGGCATTCCTGATGTCCTGGTTCACAGGGACGCCTGTCTCACCGAGCGCCTTTATACGGTTGATGTAATCGACAGTGGTCGGGTCCATCGCGTATCCGCTATGGTTGTTTATGCGCATCTGATGCAGGACGCGCTCGACATTTTCAGGGTCCGCCTGCATGTAATGCATCACGCCCTGCACGCCGCCGCCACCGGCTTCCGTGTACATGTCGAAAAGCGCCTTCCGCTCTTCAGGCGTGGCGTTCAGGTTATCCAGCATGCCCCTCTGGCGCTGGGAATCCTCCAGGGCCCTGTTCAGCTGATTAGACCCATTGAGGCGCTGTACCATCAATCCGCCCTTATCGCGCTGGAACAGCGGGGTACCGTAGCCCTGGCCACTATTGGTCTGCAGGCGCCCTGCCTGTTCAGCGAACACAATCGAATTGGGATCCTTCAGCTGCTTTGCCGGCGTCTGCGGAGTTTCCTGGTATCCCTGCCCGGCGTGATACATGGTGTCTTCCCAGTTGGTGTTGCCGGACTTGGTCTGGTGGGCAGGCTGCTGCGGCTTGTTCGTCGGAGTGCCTGTAGTGGTGCCGGGCTTGGTGGCGCCAGGCTTCGGCGTGCTGGGCTTGTTGGCCGGGCTGCCTTTTGTCAGGGGCTTGCCGGCAGAGCTTCCTCCTGTGGTTGCGCTGCCGGCCGCCTTTCGTGCTTCATACTCTTTGCGCTGCTCTTCTTCTTCTTCTCGCGGCTTCCGATTCTTGGCCATAGTGCCCTCCTGATATCAGATTAACGGCCCCCCTGGGTGCCTCTCTTTTTGTTCTGCGAGCTGGTGGAATTGTTCTTCTGCAGTAAGTAGCTTGAGAAAGCTCCGGCTACAGTCGGCGGGGTTTCTCCGGTACCGCCGGTTGTGGTGCCGGGCTTCTTCGTGTCACTGCCCCTGCGGGTATTGCCGCCGGTTCTGGTTGTGGCTGCGGCCACAGGTGTTGCGGGCTCTTCCACGTAGGGCTGCTGCTCATATCCGGGCGGCGCGTAGAACTGATCCGCGGCCGGTGTGGCATTCGGATCCGGGCGCGGGCCGAGGTAGGAAGCAATGTCGCCCTCGGTGTATCCGGCGCGCGCCAGGAGTTCCGCATTCGGCCACTTGCCTTCCGACAGCAGTGTATTTACCAGCTGTCCGTAATAAGACCGGTCCTCAGTGGTGGTCTGGCGCTCGAAGTTCCGGTCCGCGTTCCACTGGCTCAGCTGGTCCAGGTACCGGTTATAGTCGAATTCGCGGTCCCGATTGGCCTGACTCAGCTGATCTCCGTACATCTGGTAGGCAAAGTTCCGATCAGCATTGTACTGATCCATCTGATCCCGGTGCTGGTTATACGCAAAGCTCCGGTCAGCATTGTACTGTCCAAGCTCATCCTGGTACCGGCCATAATCGAAGGACCGATTCTGGTTCCACTGGTTCAGTGCGTCCTGATACCGTGCATAATCCTGGGCGTCAGCGTTCTGATACAGGCCGTATTCCTGCAGCATCTGGTTCCCCTGGTCCTGCCAGCGCTGATATGCCCGGTCATAGAGCTGAGGAATCATTTCATTTAAGCGTCCGAGATACTGCTGATAGGTCTGCTGTCCTGCCTGCTGGGCATACGAATTGCCATACCCGCCAGTCATCGCCTGGGCCTGGCCCATGGTATCCATCATGGCCTGCTGTCCGGTCAGCATGTACTGGTCTTTCGCGTTCTGGTACAGCATGTCGGAGTTCAGGTCATACTGGAACTGTCCCCGGCCGGTGATCTTGTTCAGGAGATCACTCAGCTGCTGGGTGTACTGGCTCTTATACGGGCTCATCGCTTCCGGTGCCTGGTACTGTCCGGGTTTTTCACCGTTGAAAGAGAAGGCCTGAGGTTTCTCGGCGTTATAGCTGAAAGGTGCCGGTGCCTGCGCATTCTGTGTCCACTGACTGGGCCTCTCCGCATTACCACCATAAGTGGAAGAGGATGAAGACTGGCCGGATACCGTGGTTTTGGTGGTTGTGCTGGTACCCGTGCCGGTTCCCGCGGCGCCTGCCATTCCTGCTGTGCCTGCCATGGCTGCGGTACCGGCGGCAGTTCTCTGCTGTGCCGATCCGGCAGGGTTCATGTCCACGGCAGCGCCATTAAGCTGCCCGGCGGCCTGCTTGACTCGAAGGATACGCGGGTCCGTCGTAGTTAAATAATCGTATCGTCTGTTATTTGTTGCTAAAGGCATACCTGCACCTCCTCAGGCTGTACGTTTGTAGTAGTAAATTCCGCTGCCGGACGTTACCAGCGTCCAGGTTCCGAAACCGAGCTCTGCGGCCACATCCGTGGCCTGATCTCGCATGATCACACAGTGCACCGGATAGATGAGATCAAGGATTTCCTTCCCGTGCATGTACACAGTCCAGTCATCGCCGATGTACAGCTGATGGTTTGCCAGCGGATAGGCACCAAGGCCGAAGCTGTCGTTTCCCCAGAACATATATGTCTCACCAACGGTGATCCGCACGTCCATGGTTTCCACAGAAAGCTCGTCATCAATAAACACGCGCACGGTGTATTTTTGGGTTCGTGACAGCTGGCCAACCTTGTACACCACCAGCTCGCCGGAAGCAAAGCCGGTGCCCAGAGTTTCCCAGGTGCCGTTGTCCGGCATCAGATCAGCCGTGACTGTAATCGAGTTCACGCCCAGGTCTGTCCAGGTGTAATCCGCAATGATGGCCAGGGATTCGCCTGCCGGATCCGCGGTGCCGGTGGAATCGCTCCGGAAGGCGGACAGGTTAAGGATCTGCGGTTTCCGGTATGCCGTGACATCAAAGTTCAGCTGCACTGTCTCTGTGCGTTTCCGGGAATCCGTGATCCGGCATATCGCGGTAAAACTCCCGGACTCATCCAGGACAGACGTTGTGAAGCTGGCCGTCTTCTTGCCGGATACATACTTGCATCCGGACCATTCATAACCGGTTATGGTCGCGCCATAGCTCGAACTCGCCGAAACAGCCAGCGTGATCTTGCTTGCACCCTGTACCAGGAGATCATGGAAATCATCCACCTTGGTTATGGTGCCGGACGCGGATATGGTGTAGCTCGGAATGTTCATGCCCACGGTCCAGGTGGCTGTACCGGTTGTGTCCCCGTTCTCATCCTTACTTACAATCGTTACCGTGATATCGCCGGAAAGTGATGTGGTTTCCTGATTGGACCAGCTCACCGGCACGGTGTAGCTTGCCTGCGTGGCTCCTTTGGAAACGGTGGTGGTATGGCTCTGTGTGCCAATCGCCCAGGTGACGGTGCATGTCAGCCTGCTGGAGTAGGTGTGCGACCATTTCACGGTGCTGGTCTGCCCGGCCGTGATGATTGGCCCTGAGGTTACCTGTACCGGGCCGCATGCCTCCACATTAATGGTGATGGTGGCCGTGGCCGTCTTGCCTCTGGAATCCTTAACACTAAGCGTGTACGTATGATTCCCGATCGTTGTCAGGATGCCGGTTGTGCCGCCGGAAGTACCGGAAATGCTGCCGGATATGGCGTGCCCGGTGATGGTGCAGCTGGTGATCGTCGCGCCATAGCTTGTGGATACCGACGGCGTGAGCTTGGCCTTGCTCTTGTACTGGCCATACCGGCCGCCGGCATTTGCATCCACCACGGATGCGGCCAGGGAAGCGGAAGGAGAATAGCTCGGCACGGACACCGTTTTACTCTGAGTCGAGGTGCCGGTGGTGGTGCTTCCCTGGATGGTTTCCAGCTTGACTGTCATGGTTCCGCTGTTTGCGCTTGAGAAGGCTGCGCCCCAGCTGGCCGGAATCGTGTAGCTCTTGGTTGTAGATCCTGCCGCGACATTTTCGGAGTGGCTGTAGGATCCGCAGGACCAGGTGATCCTGTGGCTCAGATCACTGCTCGCCGGCGAGATCGTGACGGTGTGTGCACTGCCCAGCGTGGCGTTTCCGCATGAGAACGTGCTTGCCGGCGCTACGTTGGAAGTGTAGGTGAACGTGATCTGCAGCGTGACCGGGTAGCTGCTTGCCGTGGTATACATGAAGTACACCCTTGCCTCGGATATCATCGGGGAAGTACGGATGGTGGCATATCCTCCGGAGCTTGAGATATCAGAAGTGACGAAGCGGCTGCCATTGTAATAGCTGTCCACAGCCAGCCGGACCGCCTGTCCCGAAGTTGAAGCTGGTGAGCCGGACCATGTGGCCGTGATTCGGATACCGGTAATGCTCGCGTCAGAGTGGTGACTGGTCGCATTGAACTGATCAGCAATGGATATGCCGTATCCATAGGTGCCGGGCCTGTGGCCGCCAGCAGTGCCAGCCACGGAGTAATTCGATACTATAGTCCGCGATACCGTATAGGTGTATGCCATTTATCTCCACCTCCAGTCTATGCCGGTGGGCCGTACAGTGGCCACCAGATTACCAAGGGAAAAAGAGGAGAGAATCTGTGCGCTGGTGATGTACAGGGAGCTGTTGCTGAGGTAGGCCACTTCCTGCCCGCCCATGCCGAAGGAAATCCTGTCGGAAGTAATGGTGCAGGTGATGTTCTCCCGGACCAGCACCTCCGCTCCTGATCCATCCGTGATGCGCTGCAGGTTATCACCTATGGCCACGCCGTACACAGGCAGTCCGGTGATCGGATCGTAGTACAGCAGGCCGGACTGGATGTAACTGTCCGATTCTGTTCTGTACCCATTCAGCAGGTTCACTGCGCTTTCCAGTGAATCCACGCTGCTTGTCACATCGGTGTACTGCTCGGACTGGATGAAACGGTTCAGCGTGCCGGTGGCCGTGTCCTGGATCTCCCTGGTGATATCGGAGCGTATGGTACCGAAATCCGAAATGGCCAGGTAATTTTCCTGCATCTCGTTATAGATCTCATCCCGGTAGTGCTCGACAGTGTGGGCGTTTTTGATGATCAGGGACCTGAGCTCCTGTGCCGTGGATGCGATCTGCGCGGCCGGTGAGGATCCTGATGAGGCCGTGATCTGGGATGCGACCTGCACTGCTATGTTCTGATCCAGCTCCACCACGGCGCTGTTGAGCTGCTCAGCCAGGCGATACAGCCAGGAATAGCACTCCCTGAGCTCCATGGATCCCTGCATGCTGACTGGGGGATGATCAAATACGGGCTGCATACTGTCTCCCTCCGTCTTTGTAGGTGCGTCCGATGGAGATGATGCGGACCATGCCGGTGCCTTTCAGCTTCATCTGCACGTGATCGCATCGCCTGGGCATCACAGGAATGTTGTAGGTAGCCGTTGTCTTGCCCCACATATCCCCGTCCTTCTGCCATTCGCCGTCTGAATCGTACTGGAAGTACACTTCCACGTGGCTGCCCTCGGTCAATGTGGCGCGGATCACGAACTGTGACAGGTATTTTTGATTGGGTGTCTCATATCCATAGGTTCCGAAAACCGCCTCAAAGGGTACCGTGCTGATGTCCTCAGGCGTTCCGGTGGTACCCAGGAGCGCCAACAGGGTATTGTGATCCGCATCCAGGCAGTACAGCTCATCGCCAACTGTGGCGAAGGAATGGGCATGCAGATTGTCCTGCCGGTGCCAGGTCCGGTGCAGGGTATCGTAAACAAACAGGTGCCAGACGCCGTGAATATCTCTCATGCTGATGTAGTAGTAGTTTCCCCAGGCACCAGCCGAGGCATCGTAGTACAGTTCCTCGCCCAGCCTGTATGAAATCTCCTGAGGAAGTGAGCCGTCATAGAGCATCACATGGGTGCGGCCCTTGTACACCAGCGCCTCGCCCACCACGCAGATGGAGCGCCAGGAACCGTCCTGCACACCGCGGCACAAGGTTGTGTTGAGCTGAAAATTGCTGGGCGCGTATCCGGTCACCCTGTGAAGCACGCCTTCCTTAAAGAAAATGGGGCTCCCTTTGAGAGTTGCCGCGCCGGTCCACTTGCCATCCGTTCCGCAGCTGGCTGTGTAGCTGTCCGTGGAAATGCCCTGGTATTTTTCCCAGTTCCTGAAATCTCCCAGGGCGCAGCACCTGATCTCATTGACGGTGGTGCCATCCACAAGGCCATATTTACAGCCCCAGATGCGGTTATCCGACTCGGTCACATAGTCCAGATCAGGCACGCGCCTGGACACGTTGACGGTGCCATGCAGCGTGACGGTCTGATCGATCAGGCCTGCCACGGTGATCCAGTCATCACCGCGGGCATAGATCAGCTTGCTGCCATTAAAGGCATTGATCTGGTCCATGAGCGCCTGGGAATGGATAAGCGGATCACCAGCCAGGCCGGATATCTGTACGCCGTCGAACTGCTTGTACTGCTGGCCGATGCCAGGCGCGGATATCCTGGAATAAACCGTGGCCACCTGAACCCATTCCTCTGTGTAGGATGAGTATTGTTTGAGCACGTGCACGGCATTGCTGGTGTCTATCCAGAGATCCCCGTTGGCAGGGCTTGCGGGCGGCGTGCTGCTCACGGTGTACTCGGAAGGAGAATATGTGGTACCGTCCAGCCGGCAGACGGAAATGGAAACAGTTCCTTCCTCGGACAGATCCCAGGAAGCGCCCATGGAACCGTGTTCGTTGATGTCCACGGTGTTAAAGTAGACTTTATCCGGCCAGATGCACACATAGGCACCCATGGCCACAATCTGTTTCGGCTGCATCTCCGGCTGAGTGGAAAGGATCAGATCCGGGATCAGCACGCCGCCATAGTACACACGGCCGCTGTCCAGGGTAACCAGCGCGGCTCCCTTGCCCATGATGCCCTCCGGATCCTCGAAGGTCTGCACCAGGGATCTGGCCTTGCGCGTGGCCAGCATGGGGAAGAGGTCGCTGCACAGGTTTGTCTCGTCCCACATCTCGCCGTCATTAATGCGCCGATTGTGGTTGTATCCGGTGAACTGCTCGGTAAAAAGGACCTGCCGGCTGTATCCGTTGAGCTGAGGTAGCTGTGGCATGAGATCCCTCCTCACAGGCGCCACTGGTGGACGCGCTGCACAGGCATATACGTCCTGCTCCAGTAGTTGTTGAACGTCTCCAGGGCTGTATTGAAAAGCGCTGCGTCATTGGCATAGAGATCCATTTCCTGGTTGATCAGGTCAATCCTGGAGAGCAGCCAGAAAAGGTATACGTCAGTGTAAGGCTCCCGTATCAGGAGCTGGGTACCTCTGTCCGTTTCATTTCCGTACCCAGGGAAATCAGGCAGTTTCGGCGGGCGCTGGCATGGCATCGGTGCCGGTTCATCCCACGGCGTATGTGCCCAGAAAATATGGCTGGCCGGGATCCCCGGAGCTACCTGATGCGTTTTCCAGTCATCCGGCGGATCAGGCAGCATATCCCGGATGTAGTCCGGCAGGGCATGGTTGACAATGGTATCATTCCAGATCTGGCCATCCAGCTGGGATAGCCACATGATTTTCTGCTCGTCATCGATCCGGTTCGGCCGCATGGTATCGGCTGTGGTCAGTGCATCCTGGATGGTCATAGTGTCCTCCTAACAAAAACAGGGGACAGGCATCGTGCCTGCCCCCCCGGTAGTTACACGCGCCGGAGCTCTGTGTCTTTGCCATGGTTTTCGAGCTTTTCACGCATTTCGATCGCCTTGTCAACGGCATCCTTCCAAATCAGGTAGCGGTCATAGAGCGGGGCCGGAAGGTCCACGCCCTTGCCTCTGGGTACCTGGTAGTTCATGCCGTTGACGCCGATATACAGGAAGTTCGCCTCTCCGCGTGCAGCCGGGTAGATGTGCACGTCATCTACGATCACGTTCCAAAGGTCCGTGCCGTAGTCCTTGTACGCATCATACTCATGCTCGCGGATATGGATTACCTTATTGGCGGCTGCTTTGGGGGCGGCCGTTTCGGTGGCGTTTTCCATGGTATCGTTTGATTCGGTGGTGGTTGCTGCAGCTGTTCTAGCCATGATAGGCCTCCTTTATTAGGCGGCAGCGCCCATGTTGGCACTGGTGCGCTTTCCGCGTCTGGACGCGCACTCAACAATCTTGAGGCGCTCGGGGTACAGGATTTTGGTGGCCATGCTGAACTTACTGCCCACGGTGGAGAACTGGTTCAGGGGGCCGCCGACCTGCTCACGGGACTTGATGATGGTTTCCATGCCCGCGCCCTCGGGATCGACCACGCCGAAGGCGTCTTTCCCGAAGAACAGGCACTGGTAGACGTTCCCGTTGTTGCTGGAATACACAGGAGCCAGAGGAGAACGCACGAAACGTACGCCGGCAATACGGCCGATCTCGCCGCGCAGCCAGTCCTCAGGGCTGTACTCTTTTACGGCCTGCCACTCCTTGTCCCTCCAGATGTCGTACACGCAGTCAGGATGGATCAGGCACACGTACTCCTCGCCGGAGTAGAATGGCACCTTCTCATTGATCATGTCCGTCACGGTCTGTTCGACCATGTCAACAGTCATGTAGGCCTGGTTGCCGGCAGTACCCATGGCGGTGATCAGCTGCGCACGGGTGGCGGGCGTGGAAACATATGCACCGTTGGAATCCAGCACGTCCGCGAAAGCCACATTGGCATTCGTGGTGAGCTCGGCACGGATCAGCTTTTCGTAGGTCAGGCCCATGGCCGCGCCCAGTTCCTGCGTGCCTCCCAATATCACGTCATCAATGGCGTGCAGATCGAGCACATCAGACACGGTAAAGTACAGGCCGTACTGGGTGATGCTGGCGGTTGTCTTGGTCATCCCGAGCTCAACGCCCTCAGGAATGACTGCTTCCTGCAGCACCTGGGCATCAGGCAAGGTATCAAATTTGCGCCACTCGGCAGTCATACCGGAATTGGCGGGAAGATTGTACGTACGGCCGAGCTGCTGATAGACGAACTTATCGCGCGCATTCTCCATCAGCTCAGTGTCGTAGTAGATCTTCATGGTCGGGGACATTTTGGTATTCGCTACAGCCTGTCCGGTGTAGGCGTTGACATGTCCCGTGGTGGTATTGGTCAGGGTGCCGGCTTCAGCAAATCGCTGGAGGTTGAGATAAAGGATTTTTCCCATAGTTCATTCCTTTCTCAGAGGACGATCTTATCGCCTCTCTGCACACGCCGGCGCACCTCCTCTCTGTCTTTCTTGGACCATTTGGAGGGGTCGGCTTTAATCTCTACTGCCGCCTGATCCAGGAGCCCGTTTTCGGTAGGCCTTGACGCGTTTGCAGCCTGTGACATGGCGATTCTGCGAGATGCCATGCGGGCGCCTGCGTCAATCTCGGCCCTGTGTACCAGATAGTAAGCATCCTCAACGGACAGCCCGTACTGTGGACTCGTCAGCTGTGCGAATTTCTGATTGCCTCTCAGCTCTGCGATCAGATCAAAGCCGGGAACGCTTTTCTGAAGTTCCGCAGCCTGCTGCCGGAGCTTGGCCATATGCTGATTGAAAGCCTCTTCTTCCCGGTCGCGGTTCCGGATCCGTTCCAGTTCCGCTCTGTCGCGTTCCAGTGACTTGATCTCTTTGAGCTGGTCCACGGATACGCCGCGTTCCAGGGCCTCACTGGCCAACCGGTCATCGTCATTGTTGTACGCGTTGACCAGGGAATCGATGTCACCTTCCTGCACACCGTACTTTTCGTACATGCCTTTGATTATAGGAGACAGCTTTTGAAGGTTTTCCTCGGACTTCTTGATGTTCTTGATCCTATCACGGATAGCTCCCTGCATTTCCTTGTCATAGGGTTCACGATACTTTTCCTTGGCTGCCTTCCAGCCTGCCTCCATGTCCTCCCCAGCGCCGTCCTGGGGTGCAGTTTCCTGGACGTCCTGAACTCCGTACCTCACATTCGCGAGAGGGTTCGAGCGCCGGTGAGCCGCTGACGGCCGATGTGTTTCCTGAGGCGCGGCGGCCGCCTCGTTTACGCCCGTGTTGACTGGTTCTGCTGCTCCCTCAGGAGCTCCGGCAGTAGGGGAGAGTTCCGAGAAACGCTGCAGATTGAGTCTCAAAATATGCATTTTTGTATCCTTTCTGCCCGTTGGTGGGCGATCCCGTAAGGGATGTATAGCACAATTTTTTTAAAATGTAAGTCGCGCTGCTACTCAGCCAGCTTTATGTTCCCTTTGACTGTCAGCTGCACACACTCAGGATGGATGTTTTCCAGCTGCTGGATGCCCATGAGGTACATATGAATACAGTCATCTATGCGCTCCGGTATCATGCCGTCAGGCTCTCCATCATCCGGAAGTGCCACCTTGAGCCAGCACATGTGATCATCCTCATGGTGAGTGATGGAGCACCGGAAATCGCAGTTTTCCCGCACCCATTCCAGTTCTCCACGGAGCATGGTCCAGGCGATGGATGCGGCCGCACAGACAATGTCCTGGCCAGCCGGAGCGAAATTGGCATGCCCGATCATG